GCAAGCTGATGAACCCCAGGTTCTTCCGGGACGACCGGCCTTATCAGCGTGACCTGTGCCAGACGCTGCAGGGTATCTTCGAGGGGCGGCTGATCAACACCGCCACCGGGGAACCGTACAGAAACCTGATGATCAATCTGCCGCCCCGGCACGGCAAGTCCTATACCCTGACCCTCTTCGTGCAGTGGTGCATGGGCAAGCGCAACGACACCCGCGTGATCTCCGTGTCCTATAACGACATTCTGGCCGGACGCTTCGCCAGGGGCGTCCGGGACGGCATCGACGCGGACAAGATCGAGAGCCGCTTTACGGTGTTTCGGGATATGTTCCCCTCCACCCGGATCAAGTACGGCGACGCCTCCGCCCAGCTCTGGAGTTTGGAAGGACAATACTTTTCCTATCTCGCGGCGGGCTTCGGCGGAACCATGACCGGCTTCGGCTGTTCCATGGGCATCATCGACGACCCCATCAAAAACGCCGAGGAGGCGTTCAACGACCGCGTCCTGGACGAACAGTGGGCCTGGTACACCGACACCTTCCTGTCCCGCGTGGAAGAGGGCGGGATGCAAATTGTCGTCATGACCCGCTGGTCAACCAAAGACCTGTGCGGGCGGCTGATGGGCAGCGAGGACGCCGGGGACTGGTTCGTGTTCTGCCGCCGCGCCTGTCTCGACGAGGCCGCGCGGCTGATGCTGTGCCCCGATCTGCTGTCCTTTACATCATACATGAAAAAGCGCCGCTTTACAAGTGCCGAAATCGCCGACGCCAACTATCAGCAGGAGCCGGTGGACATCAAGGGCAAGCTCTACAGCGAGTTCCGCACCTATGAGGACATCCCGCGCGACGAGACCGGGAAGCCGCTTTTTAGCGAGATCATCAGCTACACGGACACGGCGGACACCGGCGCGGACGATCTGGTCAGCATCGTCGCGGGCGTTTATGAGGGTGAGGGCTATATCCTCGACATACTCATAACCGACGAGCCGATGGAGAAGACCGAACCGCAGACGGCCTATCAGCTGGTCTCCAACCATGTGACGACTGCCCGCGTTGAGAGCAACAACGGCGGGCGGGGCTTTGCCCGGAACGTGGAGCGGCTGTTGTGGGAGGCCTTTCAGACCCGGAGCGTCAATGTGGAGTGGTTCCACCAGGGGGCGAACAAACACGCCCGCATTATGACCGGGGCCACCTTCGTGACGCAGCACCTCCTGTTCCCCCAGGACTGGGCCAAGCGCTGGCCGCGCTATCACGCCGCCATGGTCAGCTACCAAAAGACCGGCAAGAACAAACACGACGACGCCCCGGACTGTACCACCGGGATTGCCGAAACCATACAGGAACGTGAAGGGAGTGGTACCTTTGACATCTGGCTTGTGTGAGATAGTACATACCGACTGCCTGGAAATCCTGCCGACGCTGGAGCCGGGCAGCTTTGACGCATTGATCACCGACCCGCCCTACAGCAGCGGCGGTCTACACACGGCGGATCGGATGCGAAGCACTTCGGACAAATACAGCCAAACCGGCACCAAAGCCGCATACACCCAACACGACTTTGAGGGCGACAACATGGATCAGCGGGCCTGGACAAACTGGACGGCCCACTGGCTGGACGAGTGCCGCCGCGTCGTCAAAACCGGGGGCGTGGCGGTGGTCTTCATCGACTGGCGTCAACTCCCGGCGCTGACGGACGCGCTGCAATGGGCGGGCTGGATCATCCGCGGGATACTGGCCTGGGATAAGATAAACGCCCGTCCGCAGCCTCACAGGCCCAGGCAGCAGTGTGAGTTTATTGTTTGGGCGTCTAACGGCCCGCTGGATGTAAAACGGTCAGCGCCGTATCTGCCGGGGCTGTTTTCGTGTATGTCGCCTGCGGCAAAGCACCACGTACACCAAACGGAAAAGCCGCTGGAGCTGATGCGAAAGCTCGTACATATCTGCGAGGACGGCGGCAAAATCCTTGACCCCTTCGCTGGCAGTGGCACGACAATCTGCGCGGCGGCGCTGGAGGGCTTCCACGGCCTGGGCCTTGAAAAGAGCGAATACTACGCCGCCGCCGCGCGTGACAGGCTGGCCGAAATTTCCGGCGAGAAGGGGTAATGCCGTATGGGATGGAGAATAGAGGCGCTCAAGGCCGCCGTGAGCGGCAGGCCGGAAGGAATGCAACGGTTTTTTTCGTCCCGCATGACCTCGCCGCCCGACCGCAATACGCAGGAATTTTTAGAATCCTACGCGCACAGCCCCCGCCTGTCGCCGGTGACGAAAATCGCCACCGACCTGAGCAACGTGGAGGGAAAGTTGTTCCGCATATTGCGAAACGGGGAACGGGACGAAATCACCGACCACCCGTTTCTGGACTTCATGCAGAAACCCAACCCGCTACCGTTTATGACGCGCACGGCGCTCTGGCGGCTATTGGAAACCTATCTGCTTATCAAGGGCGAGGGCAGCGCCGCCATTGAGCGCGACGCGGCGGGCTACCCCGCCGAGCTGTGGCCCATGCCCTCTCACTGGACATATGACATCCCCAGGCTGGATTACCCGTTCTACAGGGTGCGCAACCAGGTGGGCCAGCAGACGGAAATCCCGCCCGAGGATATGTTCCTCATCCGTCAACTGAACCCGCTGAACCCCTACGGGCGCGGCCTGGGCGACGCCGAGCCAATCGCGGACGAAATCGAGACGGACGAATATATGGCAAAGTGGGCGAAGAAATTTTTCTTCAACGACGCCACGCCCCCGGTGCTGGTGTCCGCCCCCGGACTGAGGCTGGACGAATACAGCCGCTTCGAGTCCACCTGGAACGACAAGTTCCGGGGCACCAGGAACGCGCACAAATTCGGGATCATCCCCCGCGAAATTGATGTGAAGCGGCTGATCGACAGCCAACGGGAGATGGACTTCGCGGAAAGCCGCAAGTTCCTGCGGGACGCCGCGAACGCCCACTTCGGTGTGCCGCCCGAAATTCTGGGCATTGTGGAGAACAGCAACCGGGCCACGGCCACCCAGTCCAAAATCATCTATGCCGAAAACGTCCTGACGCCGCGTCTGCTGGCCCGGCAGGACGCCATCAACAACCAACTGCTCCCCGCCTGGGGCGATGATCTGCTCTGGGAATTTGACGACATCGTGCCGGAGGACGTGGATTACAGGCTCGAAATGTCCAACGCCGGGCTGTCCGGCAGCGCCATCATGGTGGACGAGTGGCGGGAAGCGAACGGCTGGGATCCACTGCCGGGCGGGGCCGGGAAGGTGTTGTATGTGCCCTTTGCCTCCGTGCCCACCAAGCCGGAGGATTTGACAGAGAGTGTGCGCGAAGATGATGATCTTCCGCCGTTACCCGGCGTCAAGTCCGGCAAGAAGGGCAGGCTGCAGACGGCAAAGCGTGACCGCGCCCGGTTGCTGATCGCCGAGGAACGCAATGCCGCGCGGAACCTGACCAGATTTTTTAACGCGCAGTTGACGGAAATTGTCACGGCGATGCAGACCGGGCACAAGAGCAAAGTGGACGATTTTTGGACACGTATCTTTCACGGTGAATATTTTGACCGCATGAGCGAAGGTCAAGGCCTAACAACGGATGTTTCCGCGCTGCGAGCGACCGTCACAGACGCGCTGTCCCAGCTTGTTGACTGGGAAACACAGGACGAGACGCTCCTCGCCGCGCTGAATCCCATCTGGGTGAGCGCGTTTGAGGCCGGGGCAAAGTCCACCGGCGAGCTGTTCGGCATCCAGACGCCGACGCCGCCCAAAATGACCGACTATATGCGCCAGCAGGGCCTTACGCGCGTCAAGGACATCAACGCGACCACCCGCGACGCGCTGGCATCCGCGCTGGCGGACGGTATTGAGGCGGGCGAAAGCACGGCGCAGCTGGTCAAGCGTATCCAACAGCATATGCCGGACGTCCAGTCCGGGCGTGCGGCGGGCATCGCCGCCAGCGAGACCCACACCTGTCTGCAGGGCGGAAGTTTTTCGCAGATGCAGTTCGGCGGCGTCCGCACAAAGACTTGGGTGACCGCCGGTGACGGCGACGTGCGAAGCAGTCACAAAACGCTGAACCGTGTGACAATTCCCATCGAACAGCGTTTTCCCAACGATCTGCTCTACCCTGGCG